GCCGTCACCTACTATGATATCACGGATGGTATTTGCTGGAATTAATACGCAATTACCGGTGTTATAAGCTACAGGAGTAGTGCCAACCGCATAATAGCAGGCTGCGTTACTAACTACCTTGACTTTGGTGCTGTTTAATGCTGGACTTAAAGCTGTTTGGCTCGAGTTAGCAGTAAGTTGATATGTTGCCATGTGAATAATTCCTTGGTATATTTAAGTTATTTATCAACTTTTAACTAGAACAACTGGCTTTTGTTCCGTTAACTTCATGCACTGTGACCCAACCTGGGTCTTTGACTGCTAGGAAAGCTATCTTGCTACACTTAACTGGTATACGTAATTGTAGGCTAGTACCTGCCCTTATTAAGGCACACTTGTTATCAGCGACAGGATTTTCACCTACTCGCCAAAACACACTGACCTGGGCAGTGATAGTAACAGGCCCACGGGCGAGAACTGGAGTTGCTTGGCTAACTGAGTTAGCATTTATTGAGTAGCTGGCCATATAGATATTTAAGCCAAAAGAAAGGGCAGGAAAATGAACTAAACCTGCCCTATCGCGAACTACTTGGTAGAGTTTTTAACTGCCCAATTGGCAATCTTAACAGTCAACATCTGCGGAATATTAGTAAACCCTTGTTCTAGTTTAAATGGACAACCATTCTTGCCCCATCCGCCTGCTGTGATAAACTTCCTATACGCCAACAAGTCCTCACGAACATTTGGATCAAACTTACGTTTTTCAAAATGCCCTTCTAGGGAAAATATCATTACTCTTGCTCCTCTGCTTGTTCAACTTCAGATAACCATAGGTCGATAGGACCTGATACATCATCTGGCACATCGATGAGGTCCTCTTCTTCACCATTGTCCCATTCTACCTGGATAGCCCAACTTACCACACGTCGCTTGGGTTGGTCCGGGTATAAACGAGCATCATCTTCTGGGGCATAAATAACCATTATTTCTTGCTCCAGGCTTTGGTGTCTTTTTTCAGCTGATGCATGATCTCATAGGCACGGCCTAGGAAAAATATAGCTACCAAAACAGCTATCAATGAAATTGTATTTAAAATTGTATATACCATTATGCCCACTCCTGTTCATGTTCACGTCGATCTAATTCTTGAGCCAACAACTCTTGATAGATCTCATCACGGACGCTACGGGCCTGTAAGCTCTTATATAGCTCAAACTCATCTTCAAGTTCGTCCTGCGATAGATCTACAATCTTAGCTTTCAAATTTTCAATTAAAACTGTTGATGTCATAGTTGCTCCTTCTTTAAAAATTAGTGCTGGTTTTCCGTTTTAAGTCTAAAAGCCAGCAAACTAAGACTGCGGTTTTTGTGGAAATCCAGGGTTCCACAGGATCGCGACGACCCCTACAGGACTGATCCTGTCCCCTAGTATACTATAAGTTAAAGCCTAGTTCTTTAGCTTCTAACTTGATCGCGTCATTACCTTCTGCTGTTTTGAACGTATGATTCAACAGTTGGTCGATAATATCTTCTTTAGGTAACGCTTCTTTTAACACTACCAACTCTACGTTGGTATGACCATTTTTAGTTAATACACGAGCACGGCTTTTATTGTTGGCATAACGCACTTTATATTTGCCATTATGTAAACTAATACCTGCTACTTTAAATGTTTTTACTGTCATTTATTGCTCCTTTTTCTTATTGTATGTAAACATTATACAGCCATTTTGCCCAAAAGTCAACCACTTTTTAGGCCTTGTAAGTCATTGATTATTAATCCCAATAGTTGCCCGCAGAAGCGTAGTATGTGCGAGGTTTAGCGTCATCCATCCACGCAAACGGGCCCATGTTTAGCTGGTCCATGACCTGACGGTTCATCCATTGCATGGCGTGTCCAGCGGACTCTGCGATAACTTTATGCTGTTCTTTACCTACTTTGAAATAATATGTTTGTCTTTTCATATCTGCTCCTGTTTTCTTATTGTATGTAAACATTATACAGTCATTTTACCAAAAAGTCAACCAAAAAATGCACTAAAAATACCATATAAACCTATAACTAAACTGATGAAATTTACCAGGGTTTGAGGCTTATTACGAGTGCGGATACTCCAAGCGAAAAAGCAGGCTGTACCCAAAAAGAACACTAGGATATTCCAAGGATACATGCTTGGCCCTATAGCGTTCAAACTATGTCCTGTGATTATCAAAGGAGCACCTGTCCACTGTAATACGTCATTAATTTCAAATTTTTTCATAGCTAGTATTATATGCTCAAATTAAAGTTTTGTCAATGACAAAATCCGCTTGCTTTTACGGCAGGTTGAGTGTATAATATTAGCATGATCGAACAACTACATAAAACATGGGGAGTAGAGCAGTATGCTACTCACGCTCGCCTACAAGGTGCTACTACCTTTACCTGCTATGAATCAGTAGCAGAGGAACTAGCTGGTTATACCAAAGCTCGTTATCAGGGTAGTCCAGAGAAAACTATAGAAGAAGTATTTGCGATCTATCGCAGTATAAATGTAGTGCCCATCGACTACTACACCGAACAGGGCTTGATCACTGATATCAAAGTATTGTATGACAGCATCAGTAACGAAGTCAAAGATTATAGGATTGGACTTGGTAACAATCAAGGGCAGACTATCAATAGATTTTTATTCCCAAACATGATGACTGCCGAGCCTAAAGGTCGTGGCAGTAACAGTCTACGTGATCGCTTCTTGGACGACCGTAAACTACATCGTGCTATCAAACTCTGCTTTGAATTCCGTGAAGGGCAGAATCTAGTAAGTCCAACTGCACTACGTCGAGCACTGGAATTAGTCACAGGTGAGAATGTGCAGAACTTCAAGCCCATGCATGCTCGCACTATTGTAGAATACTTGTGTCCTACTTTATGGGGACAGGTATATGATTATAGTGCTGGCTATGGTGGACGTCTATTAGGTATCACTACCAGCAAGATGGTTTACAATTATACAGGCATCGACCCCAATACAGAAACTGTGGCTAACTTAAATTATTTAAATAGTTTAATACATCTGGCCATCGGCAATAGTGGAAAAATCATACAGAGTGTCAGTGAAGAGTATGAGCCAGAAGATATCGACCTAGCGTTTTCAAGTCCGCCATACTTTAACTTAGAAAAGTATTGCGACGAGCCCACGCAGTGTATGAATAGATATACTAATATGGACGAATGGTTTGAGGGCTATGTAGTACCTACCATGCGGAATATCCACAAGGGATTAAACACAGATGGTGTGTTTGCTACCAACATCGCCGACTATAAGAGCTACGGCAATAAAGAATTCAAAGTAGTTGATCGTTGGATCGCCACTGCTGAAAGCCTAGGATTCAAACATCGTCAGACTATCAAGATGATGTTAAATACTCGTCCAGGGGTAGGTAACGATAAAGTAGCGGGTCGTGAAAAGTGGGAAGGTGTGTATGTCTTCACAAAATAATAATAAATTATACACTACACCACAGGACCGAGTGAACACTGTATTAGGTGACGATGGAAGTTGGTGGGAACTATTACGCAAGGCACAGTTAGAATATGGTGCTGCTGGTGGGGACAAAGCTGACTTCCAATTTTGGCTTACTGAACACTATGGCATCCGTATCTACTATGACTACGATGGTATATTACCTAACCATGATATAGTTGATGAGCAGAAGTTCTTATTATTTAAGTTAAAATACGCATGAGACTACAGCTTAGTGATCACCTAGTAGATAAAATCGTCACACGATTTGGCGTTGAGAATGGCTATTTCGTTTGGGATGAAGTTCCTGATTGGTTGCGTGCTCACGGATATGATGTTCGCATGTTGACTGACGATGAATTGTTCTATTTAGATTTTGAACAAGAAGCAGAGTGTAGCAAGTTCCTATTGGAGTGGACATGAAGATAACCATGCAGGAGTTTGAGGAATTTGAAAAGAAGTTTGTGTTTGCTGTGTTGAACAATCCTGACTATCGCATTGGGCAGGCTTTTTACAATACGTTTCCGGAAATAGCAGTCAGCATGGAAGAAGATGGTGATATAGGATTTGCGCGAGCATCGCACTTATGGAACAGCAAGAGTCGTGATGAAGTGTTAAAATTAATAGATTGGTATTTGATTAAATGAAAATAGCATTAGGTAGTGACTTACACTTAGAGTTTGGTGCTCTAGAACTACACAATACAGAAAACGCAGATGTACTTGTACTATCTGGCGACATCTGTGTGGCTAAACATTTGAACGGTGTGCATCATCATGACAGCCGTTATAGGAAGTTTTTCAAGGAATGCTGTGAGCGTTTTTCTAAAGTCATTTATGTTCTAGGTAATCACGAACACTATGCCTATGACATACAGCATACCACTGCGCATTTAAAACGTGAGTTGGCATACGACAATCTACATATATTAGATGATGAAACTGTGGATATCGGAGATTATACCTTTATCGGTGTAACATTATGGACCAACATGAATGAGGAAGACAGCCTGACCTTATATCATGTTGACGGTATGATGAGTGACTATAGGACTATCCTTAACAGTGCTAGGACCTTAAATGAGTGGGGTAAGCCAGCACGCTTGACTCCAGAGGACACGGTTGTATTACATAAGAAGAGTATGGACTATATCAATCATATTACCTATGACCGTCCGAACTATAAATTTATAGTTGTTGGACATCACTGTCCTAGTAAGAAAAGCATACATCCTAAGTATGCCCACGATAAAATCATGAATGGTGCTTTTGCCAGCGACCTAGATGACTTTATCGCTTATCGTCCGCAGATCCGTTTATGGACACATGGACACACACATGAACCGTTTGACTACGAAATTGGCACTACTCGTATAGTATGTAATCCTCGCGGTTATGTAGGTCACGAACATCGTGCTGATAGTTTCAAATTACAGTATTTGGAAGTATGAGAACATTAAGTTATACTGAGCAAGACTGGGGTAAGTTATGGCACAGATTGAGTCGTGATTACACTGCTATGAGTATCGGTAAAGAACTTAAATTTGAGATACGCAAAGAAACACAAGTCATGACATGCGACGATGCTCCGGTTGGGTATGATAGAGTTACAGCAGTCCATCTTGATTTTGAACATGACGAAGATTATACCATGTTTGTATTAAAATATCTATGAGATCAATATTATGCATGTGTTTATTATTACAGGGGTGTGTGACCATGCTAGCTGGTAACATGGGTGCAAGTGCTACCGCTGTGGCAGTAGCAGAAACAGTAGATACTGCCAAAACTGCAGGTGATGTAGTGGCTTATGGCACCACTGGCAAGACCTTGACCGATCATGCCCTAGATGCGATCACCGGTCGTGATTGTAATTTAATCAATACATTTAGTAAGTATCGTAAGGTATGCAGAGAAAAGATGCCAGACCTAAGCACCCCAGAAAAGATCAAAGCATTTCAAAAGTCAAAAGGTATAGAACCTATAGGTATCGTAGGACCTAAGACACGCACAGCCGTATGGCGTATTAAGCACGAGTTAGACTGATGGAACAGTTTGTTAAATGGCCGCCACCAGCTGAATGGGAAGAAGTTGTTATAACCTGGGATATCATGTTAAAGAGTGGTAGACATAGTCCTCCGGTGATCATCGAATGGTTAGCTACTGCACCGGGTGGCCGTTATCATCTACACGGTTGGCGATCAAAGGAAGGTTTTGCATTTCGTTTTGAGGATCCAGTGGATGCTCTTTATTTTAAATTAAGGTGGATATAATGGCAACAATATTTTTAGACATGGACGGAGTTGTAGCAGACTTTGATGGCTACGCTGAACCTATAGTGGGATTCCGTACACCTGGCGGTGTCAGATATGATCAAGAAGGTTGGGCGAAAATTTCAGCTAATCCTAGACTGTATTCTGAACTAGGTGAAATGCCCGATGCTCATAGACTAGTGTCAGAAGTTCAAACCTTGGCAAAAGATAACGGAATGGATGTTAAATTCTTATCCGCTATCCCTAGACAGAATGATGTACCTTGGGCATTCTGGGATAAGATCAAATGGATTGAAGCACGTTGGCCTAAGATACCTGTATGGTTTGGTCCACACAGCAATGAGAAATGTCAGCATTGCCGCCCAGGTGACATCCTAATAGATGATCGTCCTAGTAACATAGAAGAATGGCGTGCTGCAGGTGGCCTGGCGATCTTGCATGAGGGTGATGTAGTTGCTACCTTGTTTGACCTGCGTAGTCTAGTGAAGAGTTCTGCTAGCTAGATAGCCGCCATCTCTATTGATAAAAAATTTAAATATTTCTTCTACCCTGTCACTGGTTCCAACTTCTGCTTCAGGTAGGCTTACCCCACGCAATATACCTTCTGAACTAACAACAAAAACATAATCCTCTGGTTGTATGTCACCCAACACATCATCGCTTTCGTTTAAGCTGGGGTCGTTTGTGTACTCTTCTGTGATTTTTGCCATTGTCGTTTTCCTTGAAATATTTTATATTTTCTTTTACTTTTTTAAGTAGTAATTTTGTTATTTCGTGGTCTTTACCAAATGCCTTGTAGTATTGCTTTAAGTCTGGACTGTTAATCTTGCTGGTACTAGTAATATTTAACTTATATTTTAAAAGATAGTGCCTAGCCGCTATATTCTGCGCATACGCATCTATCTCATCAGGGTCACCTAGATATTCTTGATCAGCTCGGACCTTGGGGTCTTTATGATGGCTTCTAAACATATTTCTATGCATGCGATATCTACGACTACGATATTGTCGTTGATGTTCATATTCGTGAATCAATGTTTCTACTAGATCAATGGTAATTTTTTCTGCTAGTTCTTCTGTGAATAGCATGGGCATAGTTTTAGGATAGTTTAATATGAAATCAATGATGAATTGTTTCTTACGGATTTCATCTAGACCAGGATCATATTCGGCACCAATACTGAACTCGCCTGGATCAAGAGCACCTTTGGCGCCACTGTATAATTTAACACGTACAGGATGATGTTTGTTAAGATGTTTACCTAGAGTTTTAACAAGGTTGCGAGGAGTTATCCTGCGACCAATAAGATGATTAGCCCATTCACTGATGTGTTGATATTCTAGTGTTGGGTTGAGATACATGGCTACATCCTAGGTTATGATACCGCCAGCACTAACTGGGTGTATACCAGTAGTAGTCTGTATGTAATAATCTTCCACGTCTTTAACAGTAGGACTGTGCATCATTACATGTTTCTTATCTAATACTATATTCTTATTTAAGTCACTAGTAAATAAACTCTGCATCAATGCCAGGCCTTTCTGACTAGGCATGACCGTTGTTGGTTTATTAATAGTAAACCCATCGTGTGTTTCTTCTACAATCTTAGCAACAATTTCATCACCATTGACTATCTTAAATGATACTATTGTATCTTTACTATACCCTGTTTTTTCAAGCATCGACTTCCCCTAGTTTATTGAATAATTCTTCATCACTTAATTTTACTAATCCTTGATATCCACCTTCTACGAAAAGTTCATCACCCTTGTAGATCTGTGGTGCTGCACGGTGCCCTTGAGCGATCAACCACTCACGTGATTTTTGATCTTCATCAATATTAATTTCCGTGTATGCAATATTTTTTGTTTTTAATAAATGTTTGGCCTTATCACAAAAAGGACAATAATTTTTACTATATACGGTTAACATCTTATAACTCCGGTAAATCATTGTAATCAACATTTTCGCCCATGACTCCGATCACATAATTTGTTGATTCATTTTCTTGCAATGCTGTTTGTTTCTTGCTGGTATCGCTGTGTTTATTGAACCAAGGTATAGGAGTAGTTTTAGGTGCTGGCTCTTGATACTTAATACCTATCTCTTTAAGTGCGCCTAACGCTGTATAGTCTACAAACTCTTTTAAGATAGCAGCGTTAAGTCCGATCACTGGACCCATTTTAAACAGATAGTCTGCCCAGGCTTTTTCTTCACCGATAACATCGAGATACATTTGATAAACCTCAGCTTCACATTCTGCTTTGATATCTGCAAAGCGTGGATCTTCTTTGACTACCTGATTGATCAAGAACGCAGTCCATTCTTTATGTAATAACTCATCTTGTAAAATAAGACTAATAATGTTGCCGTTGCCAATAAAGATCTTATTCTCTACCATGGCTAGGCTTGTAGCAAACGATACCATGAAGCGGAATGCTTCTAAACCATAACTTGCATGTAGAGCAAGCCATATGGCCTTAATGTGTTGTTGTTCATCTACTTTGTCGCCTAGCTCTACACGACAATTAAGTTGGTGTAGTGCATCATAGTAGTTGCCTATGGTGGATGCCATACTGATAATCTCATTAGTGTCATGGATGGTGTTAAACACATCTTTAGGCACGTTGTAGATATTTCGTATGATATGGCTGTATGATTTAGAATGTATTGCTGTTTCAAAAAATCCCCAATTATACATCAACGCTTCTAATTCTGGAATTGAAACTACAGGTATAAAAACTTGTGTAGGTCCTCTACCTTGCAAACTATCTAAAGCAGTTTGTCTTAATAAATTACTTGTAAATATATGTCGTACGGTTTCACTTGCTTCTTTAAAATCATTAGCATCTTTAGTTAATGATATTTCTTCAGGCACCCAAAAAAATCCTCTTGCCGTACTTTCAAATTTTTGAATTTTATTATATTTTACCTCCTCAAACCTCTGTACAGTAACAGGGCCAGCAGGATCAAGAAACATTTTACGATTAAGATAGTCCGTTTTTGTGTTTAAATTATATTGCGCTTTGCTCATAGTTTACATGCCTCACAATCATCTTCCTCTAATTCAATAACAACTTCTTCAATTTTTTCTTCTTTAGGTTCATCTACAGATTTACTACCAGCTTTGTTGATAAGACTGTAATAGAAAGTCTTTATACCCCATGCGTGTGCCTGCATTAGATTCTTGGCAATCAATGTAGTAGGTACTTTACGATCCGGAAAGTGAGCTGGGTTATAAAATGTATTTGTACTAATACTTTGATCTACATAGGCCGCCAACACTGCCGCAGTTTTTAAATATGCATCGCAGTCAGTTTGTTCCCACATGAGTTGATAACGATTTTTCAACTTGTTGTATTCCGGAACTACTTGAATAAACGATCCTGCTTTTGATTCTTTAACTGAGATTAAACTCATTGGCATTTCAATACCATTGGTCGAATTAATCACCACACTACTACTTTCTACTGGAGCGATGGCCATTAGTGTAGCATTACGTACCCCATAACTTCTCATGTCACTGCGTAGTTGTTCCCAATCTAGTTCACGTGTTGGAGTAAAGTCTGCTAGTTTGTTTACACCCTTGGCACGATTCTCCCAAGGGAAGTATCCTTTTCCATACCGTGTGTGTTCGCTATGTAAGCAAGCTCCACGTTCTTTAGCAAGTTCTACCGTGGCTTCTGTTAGGTAAAATGCCTGATGTTCCATCCATGTTTTAACTTCTTGTAGTGCATCTTTCTCACCATAGCGTAGATTCTTTTTAGCATGCCAATAAGCAAGATTGGTAATACCAATGCCCAATGGTTGAATTTCATCGTTGCTTAGTTTACTCTGTATGCTTAAAAAATCTTGATAGTCTAAGATATTGCATAAACTACGTTGCAAGGTGCGACAAGCACGACGCATATCTTCTGGATTGCGGAAAGCACCCCAATTTATACTACCTAATGTACACAGGGCAATGCGACCAGAAATGTCATCTAAGCGTTTAAAACTCTTGGTAGGTAGTAGGATCTCGCAACAGAGATTGCTTTGATAAATCGTATGATATTCTGGATCAAATGGTCCTTGCTTCATTACGTTGTCAATGAACACAAGATAGATACGTCCAGTATCTGTACGTTCTTTTAAGATACCACCTTTGAATACTTCTTCCGCACTTAATACCTTCTTACGCAAACCTTTTTGCTTTTCATATTTCACATACAGTTCTTCAAACAATTTTGTATCTTTATAGAATGCTTCGTATAAGTCCGGAACTTCGTTGGGATCAAAGAATGTTATATTTTCTTTATTTTTGAATCGGCGCCAGAAAAAGGCGGACAACACAACTCCGTAATCCATGTGTCTAACTCTCGTCTCTTCCGTGCCTTGATTATTTTTAAGTACAATAAGATCATCAAACTGCAGATGCCAAATAGGATAGAACACAGTAGCACTAGCATTTCTAATACCTCCTTGTGAACAACTACGCAAGTCACCAAACCACTTCTTAAGGAAGGGGATCATGCCGGTGTGCATGATTTCCCCGCCTCGTATAGGACTCCCCAATGGGCGCAAACGACCTATCTCTAGACCAATACCTGCACGCTTGCTGGCATATTTGGCCATCATCTCTCCTGACGCAAAGATACTATCTAAGTCATCATCACTTTTAATCAGCACACAACTGCTGAATTGTTTTGTAGGGGTACCCAAGCCAGCGAGTACTGGAGTGGCGAGCGTGAACAATCCGTCACTGGCGCAGGTATAGTAATCTTTAATGTATTTTAATCTTTGTGTAGGATTTTCTTTATGGAACACTGTTGCGGCCGCTATCATATAGCGAACCTGTGGGGTTTCGTAGAGTTGTTTAGTTGATCGATTCTTAACTAGATATTTTTCAATCAGCTGTTCGATAGCAGCATAGCTATAGTCTTCATCTTTGGAATGATCGATAAGTTCTTCCATCTTATTCCACTCTTCTTCAGTATACCACTCAAGAAGTTCTTGTGTATATAATCCTGTGGCTGTATTTGTTTTTACAATTTCGTATAAGTGTGGAACCTGATAGTCACCATAGATGTCTTTGCGTAGCATGCTGAGGCGTTGCTTACCTGCTACAAACTGATAGTTAGTGTGACCAACTTCTGGTTCGTGTTCTACGTCAATTAGATCAACGATAGCGCGAAGTGTAATCTCATCAATTTCACGGGTACTGATACCATCATAGAAGTGTGGTTGGGCTTTGATCTCGATCATACTCTGACTGACGTCGGCTATGCCTTGGCATACCTTGGCCACTTGAAGTTGCCATTTTGTAAGATCTAGTGGTACGATCTGTCCACTGCGTTTCTTGACTTGAATAGTGCTCACTTGAAACCTCTTTGTTTAATATTTTTCTAACTGTAAATCTGTGCTCGAATATTGATATAGCAGATGCAACTGCTTTTCTTCTATCTGTTTTGTATTTACTATTTCGTAGGGCCAGTAATTAAGAATATATTTTCCCTGGTCTATCCATGCCACTGTGTATCGTTCCTTGTCCTCGTAATCATAATACATGTGTAGTTTTAAATCCACGGCTCTATGACTGGTGAAGTATATAGTATATAGTATTCCTAGACTTTTAGCAACATTACAGTAGTAATTTTCGGCTAACAATGTCCAGGGATCTGGCCAAGAGTTTGGTTCGCTTGGATCCAAATAATAGGTAACGTAAGGAGCCGTGCTCCACATGCCGTTAAGTTCTTGAATTGCTTGATCTAATGGTAAATCACTGAGTTGATGTCGAAAGTTCTTCCATTCTGCCAGCCTATCATTGACCCGCAGGTTCCAGAAATTCTGCCACATTTTACGTAAATGATTGTAGGTAGTAGGTCAGATTGCCAGTGGTGGCCGCCGTTGACGTATATCCTAGCACTGCCGTTTGTGTACTAGCATTACCTGTGAAATATAGTTCAACTCCGGTGTCGCCCGACTCAACATAGTCATCAGAAAATGTTATTAAATTACCATCTGTGTGGACCACTGAAATGGTTCCTGATCTGACATGGGTATTCATGACGATCCTATAATTAAGATCTCTCGCACCATATGCTTCGATCGCCACTGCGGTCACATTGGCCAGTGTTGATTGATTGTTGGATAACGTAACCGAAACTGGTACGAGATTACCAATTTGGCTAGTTATGGCGGCAGCGACCGCTGCTATGTTAGCCACATTAGCATTCAAGCTATTAAAACTGTTTATGATAGATGCAACAGTATATTCTGTTATGATCTCAGTTACACCAGTTTCAGGAGCACCTTCTGCCAGCGTGCCTTTACCGATGAATAATTGTTGGGTATCTACACACCAGCCAAACTCACCCGTGTCCAGCGCCGGTAAATCTTCATAAAGTCCACTGCGTACCTGTATCTTTGCTACTTCTAAAACAGCCATGTTGTCACCTTAAGTCGTT